GATAAAAAGAATATTTATCAAGATCAGAAGCAGCAACTCCCTGAGCTACATTCCAAGTCTTTGCTAAAGAAAGATTCACAAGCCTTCCGATGAATTGTTCTCTCTTTATTCCCTTTACCTCTCTTTTTAAATCCTTAGTAAGCTGTAAATCTATAACCTTTACTATATTAGCATTTAAACCCACCTTCTTAAACAATTTGTCAAACTCTGCTCCCATTATAGCAGTTCTTTTATCTGGATTTGTTATCTTCTTAGTCTTTTTATTAACAACTCTCCAGAAATCTATAGCAGACTTAATCAAGAATAACTGTTCATTTGCTTCAAAGCTAGCCTGTGCAGATAAATCCTCTACAATACTGGAAGCAAAAAAATCATTGAATTGAAGTACTCCTGAAGCTGTTAAAATCTTATCATAAGATTCACGCTTAGATACCATAGATTTTTTCTTCTTACCACCAGAATATGAAACTACACTTACTTTTTGATTATATATACTTAATGCTTCTCTTAAATTATGAAACCCCATTTCAATACCTTTGTGAATAATAGCAGTACTGTTTTGTATAGCTGTTACAGGACTTCCTAAATAGAGTGCAGAGACAGCCTTATTCATCAGTTTCATAAATCTAAATGTCTGTTTTTTATTAGCTCCGGTAGCATGTTGATATATCTTTGTAGGCAAATTAATAGTAGGAGACAGAATAGAGGCTGCTATCTGCCCTCCAGAGCCTCCTCCTTCATAAAAATTATCAAAACTCATATCTATAACACCCGGGATTCCGGCAAATGTATCAGGTCTATTTAAAACTTGTCTATAAGAATTTATAATATAATGAACTAAAGTCTCTTTCAATCCCTTAGACATACGCTTATTAGCTCTTATTTTCCTAATAGCCTTCATAAGCTCCACAACAAGCTTCCCACGCTGTACAACAGTAAAATTACGCTTTGCATATATTGAGAATATATATGGATCTGTTCTTGCATTTCTAACATCAAACATATTTGTTATATGCTTATAATGAACCATCTCTTTATCTGTAGCTATACCTATATCTGTAACATCATCAGCAACTTGACTAAGTTTTTTTCTCATGGTTTCATGACCCCAAGCTATAGCTGCTATTAAATCATCTACTTCTTTTTCTGATACCCCCTTTTTCAATCTCTCATGGCTATCATGTATAACTTCAATGGGAATCATCTGTGTTATAAATTTTGCATCATCATATACAATAGGAAAAGTCACACGACCTTTCTTTTCAAGCTCTTGAGGTGCATCACTTAATATTCTAAAAAGATTATATCTGGAAAAATTTTCAAAAAGAAACTTAACATCAGCCTTAAGACTTTTTGGAATACCTTTTGTATTCCCAGATAATACAGCCTTATAAGCAACCTCTATATCAATACCCCTTATCCAATGCCCAAGCTCTTTTCTAAAGGATCTTTTAACTATTTCAATCTCATCTTGAAGAGTATCATGAACCTCATCCATAATCTCTTTCATATCTTCCATATTCTCTGAAATAGAATCTATAGTCTCTTTATTATTTAAAGTTTCAATATTAAGCCCATTTAAATTTTTAGCTATACCGATCCTAAACTTCATATCTTTATTTAAAGCTATTCCATCCTTATAACTCTTTTTTTCCTCACCCTTTAAATCTCCCCCCTCAAGATAACTAACTAAATCTATAGGATCTTGAAAATCAAACATAGTCTTTCCGGATTCATACTTCCTTGGAATGCCTTTTTCATCTAATACCGGTGCATATCTTTTATAAACCAATATTCTATTTACATCCTTATCCAGAATAAACAAATTATGCATAAGTCTAACCAATATAGATTGCACTTGTTCTGCAGCATCTACATCCCCAGTTTTATCAAGCTTCTCAAGCATACTCATTGTAATACCTTCATGAGTACCACCAAACAAAGCACTCATACCATAAGCCTTCCTGCCCTTCCCACCCAAGTTTAGAGCATCCGGTCCAACTACAGAATTAATATATGTCTGTACTTCTTCTGAATATCTTTCTATAGCCCTTACAACAGAAAAAATAGCACCGGAGGGATCAATCATAGCAACAGAACGAGGGATTCTAAAAGCCAATCTCAGCCTTCCAAGCTTTCCATCAAGCCTAAAGGTCTTATGCTTAATCTTACCATTCTTATCAAAAGCATATGCAGGAAGAGCCATTCTGGATGTGGCAAAAAACAAATTCTTAACAGTAGATAAAGGAAGCTTATCTAAAAGAACATCTCCCTTTACAGTTGTAGACCCCTTAGTTAAATTCATACCAGATGCAAGCAAGGCTTTATAATTAGCTGTTTTAAGTATTGCATCTCTTACTAAATCATTATTCTGAAGTATAACTACAATTCTATATATGTATTTTAACTTCTCAAAATTGGGTTTAGATACAGACATCTTCTTCTTAGACATCTCTTTTATTAAAGCCTTATCAAAATCTATTCCATCAACAAGATTCTCTCCATAATCCTCATGCATTGCATCAGAAACAGTATTAAATAGATTCCTTACTTCATCCGTTATAGGAAAATCTTCATAAACAGATTCTAAAAACTCCTTATCCTGAACTTTGAAATGCTTATCAGTTATCTTAAGATGCTCTTGAAAAAGATCACATTCTTTATCAGTCATTAAGGGCATCTTATCTCCTTAGAATCTTTATTCATATAATCCTCATCCAAAGCTTTATCAAACTGTTTAAAGTAAATACCTGCAACATCTTGATCTAATACAGTATGTCTGGTTTTATCTACAGGCAAGGGAAATAAATCTAACCTGCTTATTCCATCATCATCATTAACCAGCCTACCATACTTCTCAAGAAAATCAATAGTTGCTAATATCTTATGCTTTTCTGAAAGATTAGCAAACTGATTTGCTTTAACCTCAATCATTCCAACCAGATGTTCTGATGTATCCCACACATCCGGAAATGCAGGTCTTCCAGACAAAGGCTTCTTCCTTTTACCCTGATCTTTGATATCAACAACTTTAAAATAATCTTTTAACATATTTACTAAACCATTAGCATAGTTTGATGATGGAAAGTTATGTTCATATCCAATGTTCTCTTTAACATATTCTAAAGCAGTTCTATGGGCATCAAGATAAATATGATTATGATATTCAGCTATATTCTGTTTACGCATATCTTCATTCTTAAATATTTCTCCAATCTTTACAGCTGTAGATTCATTAAGATTTAAAGCATCATCTTTATAAGTTATATTAATTATATCACCATCACTACTGTCTATATTTAAAGCAAGAGCCCAGTTTTCGATTCTTGCATCTATACTTTCTTTTAGTGCTATACTCTTATCTACAAGTTGAGTAAGATTGAACTTCCCTGTTGTATCTAAAGTATTATTAATAGCATAAGTTTCGTTAGCATGAGTCCATATGCTTTTATAAATAACTGACAATGCAACTTCTTTTATATCTGACTCATATTCATCCAACCCCTTACCATTACCAAACTCAAACAGCTTTGCAATTAAATTCCCTCTACTATAATTCCATTGAGAAAGAAGTAAGTGCTTCCCATTGTCTACTGCTGCCTGAAGATATATCCTCAACATATTATCTACAGTATGTTTCTCATTCTTCATCTCAGGAACAGTTATAATCTTATCCCCAGACCTTATAGAAAGTTTGCCTATCTCATTTATATCTATACTCTCAAATGTATCTTGAAGTATACCATAAATAGCCTGAATTTTAGAAACCTCTGCTTGAGCATGAAAAGCCAAAGCCTCATATATCTTATTTCTATCAACTCTATCTAAGAGATTATATTCAACTTCATCAACATAATCTGCAATGTTAATTCCATGAACATCCTTAGTATATTCTTCTCCGGTAAAATATTCTCTTGTAGCAACTTTCATATTATCTTGAATATCTACTATATGAAGATGATCACCATCATTATCAGCCTCTTTATATAGATAGACTAATATAGGATTTAGTCTTACTTCATTCTTACGTCTATGTGAATCTATATCAACAATACTTAACATAGATACACCATTCTTATGAGGAATTGGAGTCCTCCCGACATTTATCTCAGGCTTTGTATCTCTTACCCATTTTCTAACATTTTTAAAGTTATAATTCTCACCCTTATTTTCTTTTAAGAATCTACTTCTTAAGAACTTCGCATTCTTGAATGGAATTGCAGCATCAAATAACTCTAATTGCCCAGATGTATCTGGTTTAAAGCTTAAAATAGTTCCCGGAAGCCCATCAAAGTTTATAGCAGGATCTATCATCTTACTTACAACAAGACCAGAGTATTTTGCCCTATCAGAAGATGGGATTCCTGTAAGAGCTTTTATTATAGCAGGATGTCTACCACCACCAATCTTTGCAATATTAATATAAGATGCAGACAGATTGTCTGGAAAAGATTTATTAATATTTGTAACTAAGGTTTTAATCCCTTCAGCAGATTGCAGTGATTGCACAGCATTTGTTAACACCTTATGCATTAATCCAGAGTTAATCATATTCTTTAAAATAGCTTCTTTATACTTCCTGTCTCTGATAAAGTTGAACTGCTGTCTTAACATCTTACCCTTAGTATGCACTTGATCTGAATATTGTATTATCCCTAAAGAATCTCCAGATACTCTTATAGGAGTATTAAATACATCATATTTACCAGTCCTTATTTTAGCTTCATCAGGAGTCTGTATATAAGAGACATATTCTCCATCAGCAGTATATATATCTCCATCATCTCTCACTTCTGCAATCATATTCCCATCTTCATCAAACCATTGCATACCCCTGTCAGCAAGAAATTCTAAATGCTTCTGAGCATATACATCTCCACCAATAAACTTTTCTCCAAATATAGCTGAAATAAGCTTCTCTTCAGCAGAAAGAGTTGTGTTGCCTGATATCTCATATCCAACTGTTTTTGCGGTGGATGCAGAAATATCAAGACCACCAAACTTAACCAGAGAATTAAAAGCTGCCTTAGACTTAAATGTAGCCCCATCAAATCTATTCTTTATACCTACACCCGGAACATCAACCATCATATCAAAAGCATCATTAAGCCCAAGTTTTATTTTAGTTGTTTCAGGATTTATAAACATTACCACCTCATCAGGAGCACCTTCTAATCTTATAACAGGAGTAATAGGAATCTTAAACCTCATAATAATTTTTGGAGAATCTTTAAATGTAGCATATCCGGGCATGATTCTATTCATAATCTCAAATACAGCTATCTCTTGAGCCAAGAACTCCTTATTCTTACCCATCTGACCTCTTTGCCACTTCAACTGCTTCTTGGTTATAAATCCATCTTTTTCCTGCTCTTCCCAATAAGATATATCTCCAGCCTTTTCCATATGACTATCTTTAGTATAAGCAAAAGCTATACGCATAGAATCACCTCTTATAAAGACAGGAACCAGCTTATTGTGGCTTCCACTATCAAAGTTTATAACATCTTGAGACATCTGATGTAATTCATTTTCATTCAAGAAGTTGTATGACCACCTATATCCTGCAGTAAACTGCTTCCCACTTGGATAAGTGACAACCTTCTCTTTTCCTGCATAATACTCTTTAGAAGAAAGCCATATAAGATCCTTTAAGTCCATAATATTTTCTGCAACAAATGGAAGCTCTTTAGAAGATCTTGCTACTCCAAACTCATTTCCACTTTTACTAAATTTCCCTACACTTGAATCAATAATTCTATATTTAAAAGAAATCTTACCACCCCATTGATCTGGATACCTCTTAAAAATCTGCATATAGTTTCTATCATTAGGAAGAGACCCCTTTGGTCTATGTACATTTATCTGCTGTCTGGCAAGAAGATAAAACCTCAACATTAACTGTTTTTCATATGTAGATATAGCAGCAGATACTACTCCGGTTAACTTAGGCTGAACATTGTCAAGCCAGTGGTCAAATCCAGCTGTGTTCATTTTTGCTGTATCAAAAAGTTTTCTCATATTCTGTGTACTTATAACAACTTTCAATGCATACATCGGAATATATTTTAACCTATTACCAGACCTCCTTGTATCTATATTATATACACCAGTTCCTATAGATGGATCTAATATTTCTATATATGTATCATTTACTATACTTTCAACTACATTTGCATCTTCAAATACCACATCAGTTTGAATAGAGGGATTAAACTTCTTCCAGTTTATAATATCATTTTCCTCTCTATCGTCAATCCATCTCTCAAATACTTTCACCATATCCTTATTTCTACCTATAAACTTCTTTATAGCATTAATCCATATATGAGCAGGCAGTCTATCCTCAGAAGCCTTTTTAGAGTATTCCCAAGCATTATCAAAAGCCTTAAAAAGAGTCTGTTCATCAATAGACAGAATCTCTTGATAATCTATTTGAATAGGAAGATTAGCCGGAATATCTGCAATCTCTGCATTAAAGAACATCTCTGATGCTATATCAGCCACATCCTTATCTGTTAAAGCACCTTTAAAGAATTTCTTAAGTGCAAGTACGAATTTCCTCAGCCAAGTCCTTATACGGCTTATTAAGCCCTTATTCTTCATCTTGCCTGTATAATACTCTCCAATATACTGTACAAGCTTCTCTTCAGTCTTAAATCTTTTTATTCCTTCTTTTATAACAGGACTGTCTTTCATTAGCCTGACATAGATATGAGCATACTCATGAGGTATAGTATCAAGTGTAGCCTTCCCTTTACTCCATTCTACTGCATCTGTTAATGCTCTTCCTGCTACCTCAGATCCCTCTTCATCATATATCTCATCCACCCATTTAGCTTTAACCCAAGGAAACTGCTTCTTTAATCTCTTTTCCATAGCCCTTGCAAGCTTCTTGTTATCTAAAGCCTTTACACCTTTTCTTGGTCTTTGGAATAGTGGTAGAGTTTTTCCGGGCTTTACTTCAGCTGGTTTAATTAATTTCTTTGTACGAACTTCTTTTTTAGTCTTAGAGTCATAGTAGCCAACCTTATCAAATCCTTTATCAACTAAATCCCATATAGGAATATCAAATAATACTTCAGGTTGATCTACATCCATCTCCATCAATTCAAAAAGCTGATAAAGACTTACATCATCCATCTCTTTTTCAGATATAAATTCTTCAACACCACTAATACCTTCCTCTAAAGCAGACAAAGGATCTTCTCTAAATTTCTCTATTATCTTATCACCAGCATCACTAACTTTATTTATTACCCATTCTTTACCATCAAAGTAAATTATATCACCTTGAACAGGTCTTGCTTCATTAGATAATCCCCATAGCTTCTCAAACTTCCTGCTCCATTCTTTCATTCTAGGAGTTAACTTTTTCTTCTTTATCTTAGAAGTAAGTACTCCTACTTCAGCTGGAACTTCTTTTATCGGTCTAGTCTTACGGAAGGTAAAACTAATTCTTGGCTTAGCCGATTCGCCTACAGCATGCAAGTAAGTATTTTGAAAATCACCTGCTGGTAGTTCGTAAATATCTCCTTCAGCTATCCTATGAGACTCTAGTTTTTCCCTAGTCCTTGGATTTATTATATCTATAACAGATGTACCTCCAAGAGAAAGAACCCCAACAGAGCCGATTGTTTTATCCTCTAGCCTTAAAATATCTTCAGCATCAGAATGTGCTGGTATTCCTACACCTGCTGGCAGTTCATTTATTAAAACACTATTATAATATCCTTTGTCTAATTCTAATGCTTCCTCTATCTTTTCTTTAATCTGAGTAACAAGCTTAGGCATTTCTTTTGCTTTATGTGTGCTGCCAGTATAAATATAATCTCTTTCACCAAACCATACAGCTTTATGCCCTTTTCTAGTTGTAGTGCCTTTAGTATTTTTAATTATATTTCTAATGCTCTCAGTAAAGCTTGTTAAATCTTTTCCTTTAATTCTTTCAATATGCTTTACACCAAGCTTGCTGACAACTGGTTTAGCATAAAGATCTGAAACAGGATCCCAAGTCTTTTTAACCGGAGCTACTTCAGCTGAAGCTTCTTTAGCTAATAGGTCTATTTTAGGAGCTTTCTGAATATTTTGATATATCCTATTACTCTTGGTAGTACCTATATAATTCCACAATTTTTCAGGGTGAGCAGGAGACATTTGAAATAACTGTGTATCTCCAGAAGTTGTATCTTTAATCTTAACTATACTATCAAACCTATCATCAACAGAAGGTAATTCTCCCTCAAAATATGAATCTTCAAACCGTTCTTCATAAAACTCTTTAGGAGATAGTCCAGACTTTTCAAAATCACCAAAATCCATTTCTGGAAATTCATATAAAACATCTACATCTTTTCCTTTACCTTTTTTGGCAGTACTGCCTATAAGAGTAACATTTAAAGCCCCAGATTTCTGAGATTTTAATGCGCTTGCTCTTATCTCTTCAATCTTTTCTACTTCTACTAGAGCTTCTTTAGCTTTAGGTTGCTCTGCTTTAGCTGGAGGTTTCTTTCTAGCCTTCATCTTACTTCTTCTAACTGCAGCAACTGCTTCTGGTCCAATATATTTAAGGAGTCTATCTTTCGCCATCCCTTCCAAGAAATCAGCTGTCCATATTTTATTAGGAATATTATCATCTATATATTTTAAAACTCTCTCTCGAAGCTCTTTATCTGGAAATACTTTAGATAATTCTTTATGAACTGCAAGTTCTTCTTCTGTAGCATCCCCCTGTTCAAAATCACCTCCAAATTCACCTGATAGAAGTTGAGTAATATCATTGTCTCTTTCAGGGTGGTCAAGCCCTACATATTCTCTCTCTCTCATGAGTTCTATAATCTTACTTCTTGTCTTCTCAGAAAGCTTAGTAACTTCTGTTGCGATCCCCCTTACTGTAAGCTTTGCTGAAGCTTTCTTCTTGGGCTTGGCTTTTTCTGTAGGTTTTTCTTTAATACCAAACAGCTTACGTATCTCCTGTCTGCCTCTTGGAGTAAGCTTTCTTGCACCTATACCAGCAAAAGACCCTGTAATCTTAGGAACTTCTGACTCTGAATACTTTTTTCCATCCCACTTATGCCACTTATTAGTCTTCATATCAAAGACATATACAGGCTTACCCATATCTATTCCCATCTGAGTAGCCCAAGCTGTACCACCTACAACCTGACCATTAGATATTCTGGAAACTGCTATTACCTGCTCTGAATCTATGACTTGAAAATAGTTACGTCTAAGTAAATTAGCTGAAAAAGGACTTGAAGGTGGGAACCTCCTTTTTAAAGTTTTATTAGCTTTCTCAAGATGCTTATCAGCTATACTTAATTCACCTGAATCATGCCCAACTCTTGCAGGGTTCTTCTTAGCATGACCCTCAAAAGAGTGAGCCCTAACAGTATATCCAGACTCTTCCGCAGCAATTTGAAACTCTGTATCAGCTCCATCAGCCCCCCCAGAATGAACTATAATCTCTCTGAGGGGCTTTTTAGCTTTAGGCTTCTTCTTTGGCTTGATTAATCTCCCCCAGAATTTTTTTGCTTCATGAAGATTTGCAAAGAACTGTCTTTCTTTAAGCTCTTCTGGAGACAACTCACTATCTTTTAGTTGTGTATGGCTTTTCCCATATTTTTTCTTTAATTCTTTATTAAAATTATCTAAGTCATTTGCTAAATCAAGATTCACATCTGTCCAATTATCATATGTTAGTTCATCTACAATTTCACCCATTTCTTCTTCATAATGTAAACGAGCTTCTTCAGACAAATCTTCCTGTTTAATCTTTTTATATTTTTTATCTGCAGCAATCCAGTTTATCATTCTTTCTGCAAGACGTCTTATTTTACTTGGAGATTTCTTCTTGGGCTTCTCTCCCTCTTCTTTCACCTGTGTAACATCTCTTACAAGCTGGTCAGGAATAAACTGTTCTTGCTCCAGTTGATCGGGATCAAACTGTTCAATCTGAGTAACATCTTCAGGATATATTAAGTCTTCCTGCTGGTCTTGAACAGGTTGTGTCTCTTGTTCAGGGAACTGTTGTACTGCTTCTTGTATAACTTCAGGCATATCCTCAAGCTGGATATTCTGTTCTGTATAAAAATCAGAAGCTATTTTAGGATCTATATCAATCTGTTCTAAAGCTTTAGGATCTTGCTCTAATGCTCTATTCAGCATTTCTGCTTCTGATATATTATCTCTACGAGCCTGTTTCCTTAGCTGATTACCTCTATACCGCTGTTTTTTATCTAACCTCTCCCCATCCATCAATACCATCTCAGCTATAATAGCCTGATCTGTCAACTTTTCAGACTTCTTTTCTTTCTCTGCCTCTGCTAATTCTTTTTCTGCATCTGTAATAGGAATACCTAGATATGTTTCTTCCTCAGCTTGTTTTCTTGCACGATAATCCCTATCTAGTCTATTTAAGATATTTGCAAGCTCTGCATCAGCTTCTGTCGGAGCATCTGCTTTTGTTTCCTCTTCTTTTATTCTACCGGAAGCCTCTTCTGCAGTTTCTTTATCTGGCTTAAAATTGTACTTTTTACCAAGTGCATCTAAGGATGCTGAAAGAGCATTTCCCGAAACACCTGCTGCACCACCAGCAAACACACCCCCCCAGAAGTTTTGAGCACCCTCTTCACCCAATGCTCTATCCCATACACCTATAGATTCATCATAGCCATACTTATTTATAGTCTCACTCATCAAGAATTGAGTCCATTCAGTAAGACCTTCAGTTATAGCATTATTAAAGAAATCTTCAGTAAGGAATTTAGCTACAGGAGTTTGAGGTTTGACCTTTTTAGCTCTTAATATATGTTTATAGAACTTATCTCTGGTTGAGCCTAAGAGAGTTGGCTTTGCATCAATCCCAAGAATCTTACGACCTACTCTATTTCCAACAATAGTCTCAGGAATAGCTTGAACAGCTGCACTTACAAGAGAGTTTGCATCAGCTATCTGCATAGCCTCACCATCAGAATATCCAAGCTCCTTTAATCTCTCAAAATCTTCATGAAGCTCACTACCATAGATTCTGGCATAGTTATATGGAAGAGATGCTTTACCCCTGCTTAAAGCAAAGACACCAGCCTGACTCATTATTTCTGTTAATCCTTGACCTGTAAAGCTACCCACATCAGAAACATCCCATTTAAAAGGATTCCACCCGGCAGGGTTTTGAGATTTATATTCATAGTGAGCCTTTATTCTGGGATTATTATCTCTCCAGCTTTCAATACGCTTTTTCCACTTCTCCCCAATAGGTTTAACTCTTTCAGCCTGCCTTCTTTTATCCTCTATATCTATTCTATTTGCGTAGTCTTCAAAAGATTCTCCCTCCGTTGGATCAATCTCGAGTGCTACTGCTCCTGCCTTATCCCCATGCATCAGCTTATCTAAAGCTGTTTCAAGACCTTTTCCAGTTTCAAATAAACCTGTTTTAATACCAGCTCCGGCAGATTCAAAGAACCCAAGCTTATCATAGCTTTGACGGAATTTATCTTCAGCTGCAATTTTATCTATATCTGATTTAAGATCGGGGAATAAGTCTATTACGGGGGATTTAGGATTACTCTGATAATAATCCATGAAGTCGGCGGGATTTACTTTGAAGTAATGCCTTACTATATCTTCATTCTTGAAGTCAGCAGAGCTATACCTCCTGTTTGTTCTTTTTATTCTATTAGCAAGTCTATCTAATTCTGCATTATAATCATAAATTTCAGTATAGGGTGATCCCATTCACTTAATTTTCGGGCTTCTGAGACTGCAGAAATACTATTTCTTGAAGTTTAGTTCTTAAATCAAGAAGATCGAGCATCCTGCTTACAACATCTACATCATAATCACTTACCCCCATCACCCAATCTACTGTACCTTGCTCTTCAAAATTAAAAGAGCTGAGGCTATTTCTACTCTTTGAAAGCTCATTTAATAACTTTTGAAGATGGTCGGCTTTAGTAATAATTAGCTCTCCGTCTTCATCAAGAAGTGATTCAGAATACATAGGAGCATTCTCTATATTGCCTAAATACCTTTTAAAAACCTCATTATCACCACCTTTTGCTTGCTTTATAAGGCTAAATAAAGCATTTTCAACCTTATCAAGCATAACTTCATTAGCTTCATCACTTTCTTGAAGCCATTTTGATTTACCAAAATCATCTATATCATCAAATGCTTTTCTTACATCTTTAGAACCAAGATTTTTACCTTCCTTGTGCAGACGGTTTAAATCTTTTACAGCAGAAGTATAATATTTCATAGCTGCTGCAATTTTTTCATCCTCAGCAACAGACTTACTTTCTAATACAGATTCATTTGAACTCTCTAAATAAATAGGCATTTGCTCAAGGATTCTTAATGCCTTTGTTGGGTTCCCGGCATTCTTATGAATTTCTATTAAGTCAAAAACAGTATTTATACTACGATTAGAAACCTCTTGATCAGTTTCAGGGTCTATATAAGATACCATCCGGTCTTTTACATGCGGTAAAAATTTTCCCTCTTCATCATAATAGTGGAACTTTAGATTTTCTATTTCCTCTTCACTGGCTTCGTTAGTAATCTTAATTGTCTTAGCAAGATCAAAATCTTGATAAGCTCTATTATATCTACCACGTATGTAATTATCATATCCTGATTGCATTCTATACTTATACTGAGTATTATTTATAGTTGATTGAAGCTGGAAGCCCGGTTTATTTGGATCATCTGCATCTGCAAACAGTGAATAGATAGAAGCAGTCTTTTTTAACTCATCTAACTGCTTATTTAAAGTCGGTATACCTCTAAGTCTATCTTGATTATCTTCTATATATGTCTCTACATCCTGTATAAGGGGAGACAAATCGGTAGATAAATCTTCATCCTTTAAACCTGATTCTATCTCTGTAAATAAACCTTTTATATGATTCATAGATTCATTTTTTTCACGTATATCTGTAGACCTTATACCAAACTCGGTATTTAATACATCTAAAGAGGTTCTCATAAGCTCATCACCATCAAACTTTGGATACAGAGCATTTATAGATTCACCAACGCTATCTATATCATCATCTGTACTATGCTTATCTAGAGTACCAATCTTTTTAGAAATATTTTCAAGTAATAATTTATCTATTTCTATCTGTTTCTCTTGATCCTCCTTCTGCTTCTGTTCCTGCTTATTACGCTTATCTCTAATATTTTCTATTAAGTAGAAAGGTATATCTCTTCTAATAAAGTCTTCTAAGGGATCTCTGGTATCAAAGAATTGAGCCATTATATAAAAATCAAATTATACAGTTTCCATTAGACCATGTACCACCAGCTGCTACACAGCAATCCTCTCTAACATATGGTGACGGACAATCAGTTCCAGCAGAGCCTTTGTCTGCACTTGAATCTAATTTAGGTTCACCCCAATAATCAGAAGTGCCACTTTCATCCCCATCTCCCTCAGTAGAATTTCCAAGACAATCAAATCCGGGATCAGGATATTCGCAATCCCCGTCAGCTCCTGTATTACAAGCATTTTCATCTGTGCATGTAGTTCCACCACTTGTAACATCGTCATCTCCCACACACATACAGTTTTCAGTATTTAAAATCTTGTCTATGCTTGCACAATCATCTGCTGTAAGAGGACAATCTCCTGCGGTTTCTTGATCATACCAGTCTGGAAGTTCTCCTTCAAAATCTCCTGCCTCTACACAATCTCCACCATCTCCAGCATTAGGATCCCATATTTTTCCTTCTTGACAGAACTGTGCTCCGTATGCACTTGATAAATCTTCTACCTGCTGTTCAAAAGCTTCTGTCCAGTCTTGCATCTCCTGAAAAGCTCCAGATTCAAAAGTCTGCTGAGATTCAGATCTAGAAACATCTCTTTCTTTGAAAAGATTGCCCATAGCTTCCATTAAAGTTTTTCCAACACCACCAAAGCCAACATCTGGTCCATACTTTCCAAATAGTTTATCTGCCTCTCTTTTTGCTGTTCCAACACCCTTACCTACCTTGGATGAAGCCTCACTAATACCCTGCTTCATTGCATCAAACAACATATTCTGTTTAGATGGATCATAATCTGCAAACATATCTGTATAATCTCCGGGATTCTGTAAACCGAATGTATACTGCAACATATCAGCTAATGTATCATCATCCATATCTAGCCAATCTTGAAAAATATCAAAATTATCAGGAGTCATAAAATCATCACCAAGTCCAGCATATCCACCATGCTCAAACTTTCTTGCTTCTATTAAAGGATTACCTAATTTCATGACTTATGTAAACATTGGATCATTAGGTTCACCGGGTTTAGGGCTAAACATATCTAAAATATCCTGAAGCCAATCGTCACCCTCCAACTCACCGAAGAAAGCCATATCTGAAAAAGCTCCAAGAATATTTTCCAGATCCTGACTACGTTTAGATTTGTCTATGTTGCTACTAAACAGATCTTCATCTGACAAAGCACCAGACTTAAGACGAGATCTTGAACCCTTGTGAAAACGGCTATCACCCAACTCTCTGTCTTTAGCAAAATCAGCCCAAGATAATTTTGCAACATCAGGAGCCAGTGCTGTTCCAAGCCAAGACCCTAACCCAGAACCCAGAGCAGTAGTTCCAGCCTTTAAAAGAGGATTTTCTATACCATATCTTTTACTAGCTGCTTGACCAAAAAATCCACCGCCCTTACCACCAATAGCACCATATCTACCCCTAGTAATAAGATCTTTTTCAGCTTGAGTACGCCTTTCCTCCTGATAGCTCCTCCAAGCATCTTCAATAGATTTAAGTCTATTCATTTCAGTATTAGCTTCTAAGGTAGCCATAAGATTCATTATATTTTGTCCAGACAGACCACCTTTTTGAAATTTCTTTATACCATATCCCATCGTTTACTCCATTTTACAGAATACTTATTTTACTGAATATTGTACTATACAAACAACTTTTGATATATAGGAATTAATGCTTTATTAGATTTATAATACTTACAATCCTTAGAAGGAGTAACATATAAGCTACTTTCAGAATACTTTATATCAAATCTATCCCTCAAAAGTTTCCTTCCAGATTCAGGCTTATTTAAAAATATACAAGCTCTTCCACCATCTTTCATAAGATAATCAAATGCTTTATGTAAAAATATCTCTCCTCTACCTGAATCAGCAACCTTCTGTATAAGTGTATAATCATCATTCTCTGTTATAAGAGGATAATCGTCAAAGAATATACAATCATACTTCCCAAGAGAATCCACAACATTCTGCCATACATCTCTTATTATGCAAACTTTATCCATATATTTCTCAGACCACATCTCAGCTTGAGCTATTACAGTTGGATGACATTCTACTATTGTATGTGAATCTATATCATACTTATGAAATCTTTCAGCAGAGTATCCCATACCATACCCTATCTCTAAAACATCACCAGAAGGCTCTAAAGCATCCACACACGCCTCCATCCAAGGCTTCTCCCACTCCATCATCACTTGATGCTTTTTATCCCTTATAAGAGCATTCTTAGTGTATTCCATACCACATTGTGTTGCATTCTCTATCATACTCTCTCTATAGTTATATATCCACCATGTATTTGAGCAGCATTTGCATTAGGATAAAAGACAATAGCAAGATAGTTAGTCGTTGATGCAACCACATCAGTCATATTTACTTCTGTATCACAGTTAGTTGCAGAAGATTTTGCTGTAGTTACACTATTTGCTATGTTGCCTTCGTAGATTCTATATTGGTCAGATGTATCATTAGAATAGACATTTGCATGAGTAGCTCTAAAACCGCTTGGAATAATAACACAAGCTACAGCATCTGTAGTCTGCTCTTGATCATAAGAATATCCACCAGTAGCGTGCATTGTAGTTACATCTGCATAATCTGTCTGCCTTGCAACACTATGATTTAACTGATACCCAACACTTTTGAAATCACTTGGAAGTATCTTAATTCTTGTAGAGGTAGCTAAAGCAGGTTGTTGACTCCAAACTACCTTAGAATTTGTATCATCCCATGTTAATACTTCATCATCAGCAGGCGTATCTTGACCAATAGCGGTTACTTCTCCAGCTGAGGAAACTGCAATAGCTGTTCCACCACCCCCACCTGTTCCTATATTCCCTCCACCAGATAGAAGTAAGTCTGACAATAAAGTTAAATTATTTACATCTGTTATATTTGCATTCTCATCTATAGTAAATATATCTGTTCCGGTACTATTTTTTTGAATCTTATATGTAGCAGAGGCACCACCGGTATCATTATCATCTATCCTTACTGCAAAATTCTCATCACACTTGATTAACATAGTATTTTCAGCACAAGTTATATTCTGAACTTTTATACTCTTAGAGCTATTCATAGAAAGCCCATCAGGACTAATATCAAATATCTTAGTACCAGCATTGGCAAATTCTACAGTATTTGAGAAATTAAAATCAGCATCTTCACTTATTGCAAGGCTATTAGTATATCCACCACCACCATCAGCTTTCTGTATATAAATATAGTTTGTACTATTTCCATTATAATCCGGTCTTATAGCTATATTTGTCTCTGCTTGGATAATCAAAGAACTTGCTGTATCTGAGTTCTGGAATATACTTGCTTCTACAGTAGCATCAGCAACACCATAAGTACCATCAGCTTGAGGTTTTTCAAGCTTTAGCTTTGCTCCTGTGCCATCCCCAGTTTGAGTTATCTTTAGATCTCCAATATATACAGTTCCCTTGTTAAAATAACCATCTCCTGCATATATACTTTTAAACTTTCTGAACTTAGACCCAAGATTTACAAACCCATCTTTCCCCGGAATAATATGACCCTTCTCATATATCTTTATCCCGTCTTGATAAGTAGCTCCTCCATCATTAGTATATTGGAATCTAACCATATCCTTAGAGTTTCCATTATAGTCTGGTCTAAAAGCTATACTTGCTTGAGACCTTACTACAACCGAACCTGCTGAGCCATCTGAAGTATCTGTATTTTGGAAGAAATCAGCCTCAATTACAGTATTCCCAGTAGTATAAGAAGAGGCATCATTAACAGCTTTATTTGTTATCTTTAGCTTGGCATTGTTCCCCTCGCCTGCTGCTTCAAGTTTTAAATCTCCAAGAAAAATACTTCCTTTGTCAAAATGTCCATCTTTAGCCCAAATCTGCTTAAATTTCTTACTTTTTGAACCAAGACTACAGCCATACATATTTCCCGGCTGCACATTACCCTTTTCATCTATAGTAAGAGCATCTCTATAAGTAGTACCGCCATCTGTAGTTCTCTGGAATAAGACTTTAGCAAGACTATTACCATTGTAGTCAGGTCGTATAGTTATGTTAGTAGCTGCTTCAAGGCGTAAAGCACCAGCACTTTGTATTACTTGAGGTGTAATAGTCATATTATCAGCACTATAAGAAGATCCTCCTTCTGCCGTAGCAGCCTCAACTTCCAGCTTTGCTGCTGGACCTACACCAGTAACCGACATCTTTATATCGCCAATATAGATAGAGCCTGAATCAGCTCTTACTGCTTCGCAGTATAGTGTATGAAATTTACTAGAGGCTTTACCAAGATTAACACCCTCATCTGCATTTGGAATCAGATCTGTTGTTATATCCTGAAGACTTAGATTTACTCTTGTGCCTGCTGCCTGAGCAGACTCAAGCTTTAGTGGACTAAAGGAATTGTTTCTATAATAAAATTCACCTGAATCGCTGTCTACATATATAATACCAATACCATTTACAGCAGCTGGATCTGTAGCTACTCCTTTAAACCCTAAATGACCACCAGATGTATCATGAACTCCAAGGTATACAGAAGAAGTACTTTGGCTAGTAGTACCAACTATAGATAACCCTTTACCACCAGTAGCATATCCAAGCATTCTTATACCAAGATAATTTCCACTATTATAATTAGCAGGACTTAGACTACCATATATAATACCACCTTCGTTATCAAATCCAGAACCTAAAAATAGCTGACCCTGTTTATTTGATACTTCATCTTCACCAAAAGCAACAGAATGTTCTAAGCTAGTATCTGCATCCTCAGATGCACCCTTACCAACCACCTTCACCTCCACTCCAGCCTTATCTTTGAATAATAAGTCTGAACCATCAGCAGAAAGCTTTACACTTAAATCTTTTGTATCTCCAATATATAAAGCACCATTAGACAGATAGAGATTCTTCCATCTTCTTATATTAGACCCCAAGCTGTATATTCTGCTCTTATCTGGAATTAAATCTGTAGAAGAATGAAATATCTTCAACCATTTGCCCATACCTTTAAAAAAGATAAATATGCCATCTTTAAGTCTTGCAAGCACAAAATCTCCTTCAGCTCCCTCTCTATTTAAAGGCTGTCTTGATCTTCTACTAGGTTTATTTGCTTTACTCGATAGTAATGCTTTTATTTTATTTAACATTCTTCATTCTATATACTATAGATATATCACCAATCTCAAAACCAGCAGGGACATTTGTAGATCCGGGAGTAGCTGCCTCTAATTTCAACTGGAAAGAATAAATATTATTTGCTTGTGAAGATGTTGCAGGCTTTAAAACTGCTTTATAATAATCAGGCTCTTCTGTTGAAGATAGATCTGAAACTTCAATAAAATCTCCTGATACAGCTGATTGATTCTCTACATAAAAATAATGATCTACAGCTGTTGCGGTAAAAGAAAAGCTGTAAGCACCCTCCTGACCTACAACTTTAGAGAATATATTGTTTGTATCTGGGTTTGCAGTAGAAGTTGTAACGCTAAAAATAGCTTGAAAAGGCTTAACATTCTCCAATCTTGAAGTTCCACCAAATCCGGGTTTAAAATACAGTCTGATATTATAAGTTCTAGCTTCCAATGTTCCTAAATTATATCTTGCATATCCTTTAGCTGCTCCGCTATTTTTATATCTTATTGTATTATTAGAAGAAGTTTTAGTTAACCCTGTTCCACCACTACTATTATCACTACTTAAATCAAATACCCCCGATCCTGCATCTATATTTGTACTAAAATCTTCTGATGTTGTATTAAGTTCATTAGAAACAAAGTTATCTCCATCCTCAAATAACTTTGCAAATTCAGGGCTTCCATCTGTTGAATAGCTTGCTTTTACATTTGTATCCTGTTTATTGGTTTTAAAAGATATATATACTTTATAAACCTTCTTTTTTACATTTGGGAATCCAAATACTATATCTGGAGTAACCAGCCTAAATTCGTTATTCTCTGCAGGTAAATCTTTTATAGAATACAAATCAAGCTTTTCAGTTGCTGATGTAGGATCATATTGAACAAATCTTGGAACACCAGAAGAATCTACCATAAAGTTAGACCTGTTTCTACTAAAGGTTCCTATAGCCCCGGAAGCTAAAGTCCATCCTTCAGTCTTAAAATCATATACCCATGCATCATTAGCATTATCATCTCCATTCATACTATGAGACATCCATAGTTGCTTTTTAGAGAATAAATAAGTAATAGCAGGAGTATGACTTGGATCTACAGACCATCTCTGAGAAAGAGTTCCACCAGACCAATTTGCTGAAGGAAGCCAGACACCACCAGAATACACTTTCCCTTCAACAAGATTCACAACATCTGTCTCCCCGGCATATAAATAACATCCACTAGGATTTATCCAAGCTATACCCTTCTCAAATTTTACTACTTGAGAAGCATGATTTATACCAATATAAGGTAATTGTTTCTCTACAAACTCTGCTCCATCCTGAGATACATTGACAATATATACAGACTTCTTCTTAAAGACTAATAATCTATCAGCATATCCTTCAAGCTCTATAATATCATCACCATCATTTACAGCTATATCCATCTTATGTGTAGCTGGGAAAGTATCAAATTGAGGTCTGCCCTCAAAGTTTACTGGAGACCTTACAATTCTATCAGGATAAATAGGAGTAAAAGTATCATATGCATCTGTAACTTTTGCTACCTGTTGTATATTTCCTATATATGTTCTATTGTTAAATATTGTAGCACACTTATACTTAGCAGAAGTTACTTCTTCTGGTCCATATCCATTCAATATATCATATGTCAAGGCTTTAGGAGGATCTTCAAACTCGAAGCCCTTTGTAATTGCAGTTATAGCAGTTCCATCTATACCAGCCGGACATTCAAATTCTCTATAAGGTACTGTATTGCCCCAAACAGTATAATCAAGTTCATCTGCCTTTTTACAGCCTTTTACAAGATCTATATCAAGGAATAAGTATTTTGTTCCGGATCCATCAGCTGGATCAGAATAATATAATCTACCGCCAGTTATTCTTGGGTTAATTCTCCATACATTATCAGGAACTTCTGCAGATTCTCCGTCAGCTCCAGATGCATACTGTACAGTCACTCCAACAAATACACTCTCTCCAGACGATCCCATAGTAAGAGTTCCCAGCTGAGTAACAGGAGATTCTTGAGAACCATCATATATAAAACTGAGATAAAAAGTATAAACTGCAGATAAATCCCATGTGCTACTTGCATTAGCTATTGAATCAACCCATATCTCCATACAGTCATCATCCGAAGGAGCATCAACATTTGCTCCAGTATTTTCAAAAGCTACGCTTCCAGCTACAGTAGACCCTCTCCCTGTTATCCATTGTTCATGATAGTTACTTGCAGAATCCAATTTCGGAGGTATAAGCTCTTGAGCCTCTGCATGCCACCTATTATGGTTTACCAGCTTATCTGCTGTATTACTTGCTGTAGCATCAACAAATAGAGACCTCTTTATATGACCAAACCATCTATTTTTAAACCCAACATCATTATTGGAGTTTGTATAATTGCCATCAGCAACTCTTAAAGCTCCATCTCCATAGTAAAATACAGGTTTAACTACAGCATTAGTACCAGCATCTGCTCCAAGATCAATAGAATAATTAGCTAAATTGAATGATGTAGAATTAGCATCCCATACAGGTATTCCTCCAGCCACACGATCTAAGAGAAAGAATAGTGGTCCATAAAAGTACACATAAAACTCAGTCTCTCTTTCAACTGCAACTGCAGCACTTGCTGGTCTGGTAAAATCGGAAGGAAATGTAAAGAAGCCTGTTCCGGGAATAAGCTTATAATCTGTATCTGTTAAGGTTCCTGTAGAATAGTCACCACTCTCTATTTCTGCTTTTGGTAAGAGCTTTACAATGCCTATAGTACCTACATCGCAAGCCTTGGCGGTTACTAGTCCACCAGCAGGTATATCTTTTGAATCATAAGCACTTAGAATGCCCTTTTCAAATCTATCTATCCTGAATATCTGCTTGGGCATCAGTCTTCATCTACAGCAGCCATCAGAGCTTCTTGCAGAGTCTCATACAAAGCATCTAAAAGCTCAGCCTCTGTTTCCTCTGATATCATAGGAAGGTTAATCTTTTTATTAAGCTGTTTAATCACTTTATCTTTATTAGCATCGTTTAAAAGCATTTCAACAGCCATCTTCTTTAAAGTCTTTACAAGTTTGTTCACAAAATCTCCTTAATTATAAACTACCTCTACATATATATCACTTGCAGAAGTATTATTATGTAGAAAAAAATCGTCTAGGTTATCACTATCTCCACCTAAACCATGAAAACAAATAGATTCTCCGGCTTCAAGTGTAAATCCCTTTCCCAAACCTGTACCGCCTGTATCAAAAGATTCTCCAAACCCTACTGCAAGTACATCTGTAGTAGCCGTAGTTTTACCAGACTCTCTATAGCCAGTATTCTTTATAAAAATAAATGATGCTATAGCTGCAGTACCAATAATAGCTTCAGAATCATCTTGAGTTTTGTGTGAAGTAGTATAATCTACAGAACTATCTGCTTCTATTTGAAAATTGCCTTCCCCGTTTAAATTCTGAGCTGTAGTATCATTTGTTTCCACATCCACTTCAGGCATATCACCAGATGTTAAAGTTCTATGAAATACTTCATAATCTGTAGTAACTCTCATTCTTGTATCAGCCATTATTTAGATCCCTTTAACTGTTTGCCTATCTTGGTAAGTTTTGCTGAGAAAGCCACTCCAATAAAGGATATCCAAAGAAGCATCAGAGAATCAAAAAGAATATCATCTATAAGACCCAACTTATAAAGCAGGATAGAGCCTGCAAAGCCACAGAATCCAATCTGCCTTTTCTTGCTATTCTCACCTACAAGAAGGTTTGACGCTTTTGATACCATCTTAGACCCTCCAACAGCTCCTTTGATTAAAGAAAGTATGTTCATCTAACTCCCGTTTTTGTTTATAAACTTTAATAAAGTGTGTAAAGACTTCTCAATGCCGTTTACATCTTCACCGATGATTCTCTGATTTTTAATCAACTGTTCGGTGATTCCGTACAGCTTGCTATTCTCATCCATCACTTCTGTTTTTATCTCAGCAATTTCTCTAAGAAGCTCTTCATACTTTGTATCAACTCGCTTGGTATAGCTATTAAGAAACCACCTGCCAACATAGCCAAAAGCCCCAAGCAGGATGAGTACAAGAGTAACAGCAAGACCGTTCTCGGATAAGAGTCCATTAATGTCCATGTTCTACTTTAACACTATCATATTTAGCAGATCCACCTACTTCTAAAGTCTGGAACAGTTCAAGAAAGTCTGAAGTGACTGCCCTTGCATTCTCTATAATTGTATCAGACTTCAAACCTTTTTTAGCATACTCCTCTACAATTACAGAATATAAATCTTTAGCTCTATCCCAGTTATCAAACTCATGATGAAATAAGTCTTGTCCATTCATTGCTTCATCTCCACATATTCTACACCCAGCTTATCAGCTATCTTACCTAGAATTGCACTCTGATATTCCAGATGATGCTGTAATTCCTTATACACCCATGCAAGTTCTTGGATCTCCTCCTCTAAAAGCAGAAGTCTAGCCTCTTGCTTCTGTACATTAACCTCTAGGTAGTTAACATCAGCTTTAAGAGATGTATAAAACATAGCTACACCAAATATAATACTTACTGATGTTATCAGA